TTCCGTGAAGCACCCAGTGGTGGCATCGACCTGATCGTCGTGCCACGAGGACTCTGGGAATGTCGCCATTTCGTCCAGATAGTCGGAAATCCACGGGCCACGGACCAGTCGGACGTTGCCGTTGGCGAGGGCGGCGGCGAATGGCTTGGCTCGGGTCACCTTGTCACCGGTGGATCTGATCCCGAGGAAATTGCAGCCGGGAAGAACGTAGCGGGCGTACTGGTCAACTAGATTTTTGCCGCTGCTGCCCGGCTCTTGCTCCATCCTGATGGCGACATGGGCACCGTCTGTTTGTGCGGTTTCAGAAATAAGACGCTCCACCTTGTCGCCTTTGCCGCGGATGCGCTGTACGTCGATGACGTAGAACACGCCCTGATCGAACACTCCGAGAATCCCCACGGTCCAGTCGGGGTCGGGCGTGACGTTGGACGGTTCGGTGGAGGCCAGATCCCAGAAGCGAATATATTCTGGCTGTTTGAAATCTGGGAGGTCGGTGGGTTCGATGACGATGAAAGACTCTCGGTCGAAGAGGCTTCCCGAGGAGACCGCCCACCAGTCGCCGTTTTCCAATCGCTGGCGTTCGATGGGGTCGATTTCCTGTAGGGCGCGGCGGTATGACTCTGGATCGATGCCGGGGTTATCGTCCAAGAAACTAGGGACGAAGATTCGGTCGTGGTCAGATCCCTCCACGATGAATCTTTGTCGAACCCAATTGGGTGCCGGGTTAGAGGCGCATCGCATTCGCAGGGGGACCTGAGATAGCGGTCCGCTGTTGGGTTTACGCAGACGGCTGAACATGTAGCGATAGTCGAATTCGCGTAGTTCGGTAACCTCATCCATGCCGATCATCTGGAATTCGCTGGACTTGTATCGCAGGTAGTCGTTTTGATTGTTGAGGTATCCGAAAGTGACTCGTGCTCCGGATGGAAAAGTGGCGACATAGGTGGAGCCATTCCAGTGAACTTCGTCGTATTCTTTAGTCCAAGAAAGGAAACGGTCCATAAGCGCGCCCGGTAGGGCGAGGTCGGCGTAAGTGCGCCTGAAGAGAATCGCGGAGTAGTTGGGTACGTCTACATATTGGAGGGCAGCCATCAGCAGGGCAGAGGATTTGCCTCCTCCGGCGGCTCCACCGAAAAGAGCCTCCATGTCTGAACACCGGAGATATGTCTTTTGTGTCAGCGATGGTTTCTCAGGACAGAATAGAGGTTCCTTGGGTTGGAGGAACTCATAGATGTCTGACCAGTCTTTCATAATGAGATACACTCTCGGCGTCCGAGTTGATAGCGACAGGAATTAAACTTGTTTGACTTCAAAAGCCTATTCAATCGTTCTAACATTGCTCATCTCTGTATGGTTGCCTCTGTAATACTATTGGGAATAGGTTTAGGTAAATTCGACACAGGCTTAGGCATCACCGGCTTCGGGGTTGCCCTAGGCTTCTATGGCTATCTTTTGGGGTCTGAATAAACATGGCGTGGAACTCCAGCGATAAATCGGTAAGACTCACTGATGGGAAGTCTATCTCCATAGGCGCTCCCATAGCGTACAACGCTGGTTTAGTCGGTAAACCTTATTCCGATGGTTGGGATATTGAGCGCGCTTATCGGGAGGGTTTAGCCAAGGTTACTTGGGTCTATCGTGCTATTGACGCTATCTCTAGTAATCAAGCACGCTTGCCTGTTGCCTTCTTACGAGATAACTCACCTTTCGGTGAGAGGGTTCCACGCGATGAGGAAAATGAAGACTTGGCCACGTTGTTGAATCAACGGTCGAATGACGGTGAGAGCGCGTTTGCTTTCAGGTATCGGGTTTCTGCTCAGTTGTTGATGAGCACCCGTGGGGTGTTTATTGAGATTGTTCGGGCTAGAGGCGGGCAGCCCAAGGCCCTACACCTGCTACCTCCTCAGAGTACGGCTCCAATTCCGGATGAGAAGAAATTCGTAGCGGCCTTTGAGGTTGAACTTCCTAATGGGAAGAAGCAGCGTCTAAATCCAAAGAATGTTATTTGGATTCGGCGTCCGCATCCTTTGGATCCGTATCTATCGATGACCCCGATGGAGTCGGCTGGGGTTGCGATTGAAGTAGAACACTTAGCCAAGTTGTACAACAGGAACTTCCTATTGAATGACGGCCGTCCGGGTGGGTTGCTTGTATTGAGAGGAATGATTGATGATGACGACAAACAAGAACTCCAAGCGCGGTTCAGGGGGAATCTTTCTAGGACTGGTGGAATCGGTGTTATCTCTTCCGATGATGGAGCAGATTTTGTTGATACGGCCGCCAGCCCCCGAGAAGCAGCCTACGAATCGTTGCGACAAGTAACCAAGGATGAGATTCTTGCTGCTTTCGGTGTTCCCGAATCGGTGATTGGCAACGCGGCAGGCCGAACCTTTTCAAATGCTTCTGAAGAGGGGAAGGTTTTTTGGAATGAAACGATGAATCCCCATCTTGAATTGCTTTCTCGTGGGCTTGACGTACTAGACGAAAAATTCTATGTCACATTTGATACTAGATCTGTTCCGGTACTTGAACTAGCGAAGCAAGAGAAGGAGCGTCACTACCTTCAAGAAGCCCAGATGGGGATGATAACTCCCAACGAGTATCGGGAGATCACGGGCAGGGACAAGGTTGATGCCTTTTTGGCCGATTCGATGTTGGCCAGTCCGCAACTTGCACCTATTGGGAACACCGAAGAGCCGATGCCTAAGGAAGAAGCAATGCCACAGGGGATGCCGGGGATGCCGATGGGCATGCCGCCTGAGGGTATGCCGCCTGAGGGTATGCCGCTTGAGGGTATGCCACCTGAGGGGGTTGCAGTTCCGGCAGCCGAGCCGGTATCGGAGCCTGCAATCGCAGAACTTCCACCGGGAGCGTTTCCGATGCCCAAAGGGGTGGAAGATTTTGAGTTCAAGAGATTTGACCTCAACGGAGAATGGGAGACCAAGGCGTTTCAGGATATTGATAGGTGGGAAGCGATCTTTAAGCGATCCTTGGAACGTTATTTTGAGCGACAGGAACGAGTCATCACTGAAAAGGTTTCAGGAGCGAAGACAAAACGATCTTTATCGAGTGGTGAATTGAAAGTTGAACAAATTTTCGACACAGACATATGGAATAAACAACTTCGTGAGGATCTTGCCCCGGTGATTGTGGGGGCGATGGCCGAGGCGTCTACCACTGCTTTGCGGGAGTCGGATGAGAAGGTGGACATGGGGGAGGAGGAAGTTCAGGAATACATTGAGTCTCAACTCATACGCGCTGAGCATGTGAATGAGACTACGAAAAAGGAACTAGGAGGAGCCATCGTATTGGCGACCCTATTGTTGGGAGACGATGGAGACGAAGCGCCGATGCCCGCAAAGGTGGCGATGCTTTCAACGGCGGTTGGTGCGGTATTCGCTGCGTTGTTGACCAAGCGACTTGTGGACATAGCGGAAGTTGAGAGTACGGGCGCTTATAACGCTGGACTGTTTTTTGGTGGCAAACGAGCAGGGGCGGCTACGAAAACTTGGGTGACGAGAAAGGATCGGAAGGTTCGGGCGGCCCATGCTGCATTGCAGGGTAGAACGATTCCTTTGGCTGATGGGTTTAAGGCGGGGAGTGATGTCTTGAGGTTCCCCGGTGATCCATTGGCACCACCACATCTGGTCATAAATTGCCGTTGTTTGTTGAAATTCGGAGAGCGATAGTTTACTAAAACATCTTTTAGTAAACTCTCCAGCATGGGCTTATGGTTGGGTGTACACTTCTCGCAGTCTGAACCGTGAGGGTCCCATGTCAACTCTAACTTTCACTGAAAATGCAGAAATCCGATTTAAAGCCCGTGCTGGTCAGATCAATATTGATCAGGCAAAGGGCATCGTTGAGTGCTTTGTTGCTGCTATCGGCAATAAAGATTCTGTTGGTGACATTATTATTCCGGGTGCTTTTGATAGTTCCCTGAAGCGCCGCAAGCCACGGGTGGTATGGGGACACAACTGGAATGAGCCGATTGGCAAAGTTCTGGATATTTACGAAGTCGCACCCAAGGACCGACGGCTACCTCAGAAAATGTTTGATGCCGGTGTCGGCGGCCTGTTTGCGAAGGTTCAGTTCAACATGAATTCCGAACGAGGAAAAGAGGCATTTGCCAATGTTGCTTTCTTCGGTGAAGAACAAGAGTGGAGTATCGGCTATAAGACGATTGAAGCCGACTACGACCCCACCCATCAGGCAAATGTTCTAAAAGAGGTGGAACTGTATGAGGTTTCACCTGTGCTCCACGGAGCAAATCAGTTGACTGGCACGCTGTCCGTTAAAGACAACGACGACTGTGGTACCGATGGGGAACTGTGTGCTGTTAAAACCGTTTTTGATATGGAAGAGCCGGAACCTACGGAAATCGCTGATCTGGCTGCCTCGCTAGAGACAGCAGTCAAGGCCACGTTTGATCAGGAAGCCAAGTTGTGGGATTTTGATGACACCCGGGCTGTGGTGACCAAAGGGGAAGGCGAGGCGTGGGTGGTTCGTTACCACTTCGATGAGGGCAATTCGGAGTTCATGTTCTCTCAGCCGAAGCAGGCAGTTTTGGAAACGTTCGTCCGAGTTCTAGACGAGGAAACCAAAGCGGGCGGTTGCGAATGTGGCGGCTCCTGTGGTTCCTGCGGTGGTGGTGACACCAAGGGTGTTCGTGCCGTGACCACTCGCAATGTTGAAAAGATTTCTCAGGCTATTGACATTCTTCAAAGCATCGTTACTGATGTGATGCCTTCCGAGGGTCCTCTAGAACAGAAGAAACCGGTTGAGGAAAAGGTATTGGTTTCAGGTTCGTATAAAGAATTTTCTGAAAGTCTTCCTTTTGAGTGTGAAACGGAAGATGAGATCGCTGATGTCGTTGAGGCATTGGTTGGAGCGGGTATCCCTGTGAGGTTCCCCACTCCTGAAGCGTTTGCTGCTGGTATCAAAACTCTTGAGGTTTTGCTGCCGCGGGATGAGCAAACGAAGTTGAGCGTTGTTCAGGCGATGAGTAAGGCTCTGTCCAGTGTCAAATGGTTGGTCAGCGAGACCCAGTCCTAAGGAGTTAAAAATGTCAGAAGAAGTTAAAGACGAGCAGTCTGAAACTGTCGATGAAAAGTCCCTTGAGGACCAGATCGCCGCGTTGGAAGATATTGCCTCAGCGTTGAAAGAAGAGGCTGAGGAGAAGTCCGAAGAGAACGAAGAGGACAAGGAGGAGGAGTCCACCGACGAGACGGAAGAGCCTGCCGACGCTGAAGAAGATGCCGAGGAAGAAGGCGCCGAGGAAAAGGGTCTCAGTGAGGCTGACCATTCCGAAGAGGACTGTAAGGACATGGAGAAATGTCCGTGGCACGGTGTTGATGCCAAAGAGGCGGAAGAGTCTGACGGTGAGGAAAAGTCCGCTGTAAGCAACGGTGATGACGAGAAGGTACATGCCGTAGTAACTGGTCATCCGTATGACCAGATCGTGCTAAAGCCGGGTGATCCTGAATTCGATGAAGATGTCGAAAAGGGACACGAGGCAGATCCTCATGAGGTGCCCAAGAAACGGCGCATTGTCGTCGTGGAAATGGACCCCTCACAGGTCACAGAAGATATGAAGGCTTACGAGGTAGAGGTTGACGAGGAGGAGGAAGAGGAGCAGCCGTATCCCCTCGTAGACGAAGAAAAGCGTCGGGTTCCGATGCTTCCGCCGACGGACGATGATGAGGATGAGAGCGCACCGCCACCTCGGGCAGTCTCGCCGCCTGCTCCGCCGCCCCCTCCGCCGGGTCTTAACCCCACACCAACTCCCGATCGGCTACCGCCTCCTCCGGGTGCGGTGACTCCGGACGCGCCGATTCCTGCGGCCAACCCGCGGTTGGCACGGTTGCTGGCCTTGGCTGGTGAGGCAAGAAGGGAAGAAGAGGAGGAAGAGGGGAGTCCGCGCTTTCCACGGGCAACTGTTGTTGGCAGGAAAGACGACGAGGAGGAAGTCGTTACAAAAGATGACTCTCCTTTGATGGATCCGCTTGCGTTGAGTAGTCGGTTGAAGCGACTTGGTTACACCTCTGAACAGGTCAAGTCGTTTGCCAATACAGACTTTGTGTGTGCTATTGAACGCAAGGTTCGCAGTGGTGATGTGTGTAACTTCTGTCGTGGCGGTTGCGCCAGCGAGAAGGGACTTCCGAGTCTGCTTGAGGTCGAAGTTTCGGCTGAAGTTGAATACAAGGGAGAGGTGGTCGATTCGGGCTACGCCCCCAAGGACGACATTTTTGTTCTTGATTTGAAGACAGACGATGGTTTCGTAGAAGCCTATTACGCTGGCAATGGTTCTCCTCTTGGGTGGATCATGTTGGACGGTGATGTTTCTGTTAAGTCTGCCGATTCCGAAGACGCTGTGACTGTTATCTCCTTTAACGAGGCAGAGCAGACCGCTTTGAAAAACATCAAGGGCAAGTCTCTTGGGGTGGATGTGGACATCTTCCTAGGTGAGGATGCTTACGTTGTTGAAATTGATGGCGTGGACGGTAAGTCCTATGACGCTTACGTCAGTGTGGATGGCAAGTTCCTTGGTTCTGATGAGATTGAATTCACCGAAGAGGAGGAGGATGAGATCAAGGGGCTACGCATGGAGAAGGAATCCCTTGAATCGGAACTGCGCCTGAAGCGTGCCTACGCTTCGGCAGATACGGAACAGATGGCTGAAGACGGCGTTGCTATGGCTGGCGGTGCTTATCCGATCTTGACTTCGGATGATTTGTTCGATGCGATTCGTATCAACTATCGGGCGAAGTCGTCTGACCTTCGCAAACACATTGAGCAGCGCGCAGAGCATTTGGAGCGCGCTGACATGCTTCCCCCCGAATGGGCTGAGAAGGCGGCGGAAGAGGCAGAGTTCGTGTCTTCCCTCATGGAACTTGAGATGCTTGAAGCAGAACTCCCCACCGGAGAGAAGCGTGAGTACACGGACGACACTCGTCAGGAATACGCAGAGCGTGGACTCGCCATGGAGGACGGCTCTTATCCGATTCGTGACGTTGGCGACTTGAAGAATGCTATTCAGGCATTCGGTCGATCCAAGAATCCTGATGCTACGAAGAAGCACATTAAAAAGCGCGCAAGGGCTTTAGGTGCGACGGAGTTGCTTCCAGACAATTGGGAGTGATGATCCCGTGTCGGGCGGGGTCGATCTTGAGGTCAAACTCCCTCAAGACTTAATAGATCTAATTCCGCAGGAGCGGATCACGGGGGACATCCTCCGCGGTCACGGTCCCCGTCGCGGCAACTTAGAGGCACTGCTTAGATATTGGCGTCCCATCATGCGGAAGCCCGGCGGTTTTCGGCGTTGTATCGTCATTCTTGCCAACCACCCAGAGTTGTATCCGCTTCAACGAATTTGTGCGTGGTTGCATCACGAAACGACTGGCAAGTGGCCGAATGAGGGCAATCATCATGGCGTTCGTCGTGGCGGTGGTGGCGGTCGGGCTGGTCGTGTTCTTCGTCGTGCTATTCCCGGGAAAAGAAAGCGTCGTCGCGGGAAAAGCGAAGCGGGCGTTGAGATCGCCAGTTGGAGGATCTATAGGCGACTAGGTGGGATGGCGACTAGGCCGATCCATGGCAGCCAGAATACTATTGAATACAAGGCGGCACGCTTTAAGCAGGGGTGCAAGTCGGTGCCCATGCCGGGTTCCTTTGAGTGGAACGAGGAATACCCGGCATATGCCGAAGTGGAAACGGTACAGGACTTGATCAATGCCAAGGGGGTTATGCGCGGGCTGAGGGGCGGTTTGGTCAGGTCCCACGGTCGAAGTGGTCGCTTCCTTCAAAGCCTTGCTTCATTCTTTATTCCCGGTGATATGGGCAAGTATCGCAGTCCGGGTCGTTCATTGTTGTGGGGAGCGTTGACTCCCGGTGGCGGCATGGGTATGGGCGTCGGCGGACGCGGACCCGGTGGTGGAGTCGGTGGTGGAATCGGTGGTGGGTTGACGCCTATTGCCGCAGCGCGAGCGTTGCGGTGTCCGTCTGGGTATATCAATGGCGGCCGATTCACTGATCCGAAGTTGAGCAATTGTGGTGGAATGGTTTTCGATGCTCCGGTGGAGGGGCCGGGGGCTATTACGGATGTTGACCGAGAAAAGATGACCCGGCGTCTTGAAAGTGCTGCGGCTGAAGACCTTCCAGACATTGCAAGAGACATCATCATCAGGAAGCCTCAAGGCAATCCCTTTGCTGTCATACGCGAGGCGGCGATTCAGCCGACAACAAGGCCGAATAAAAAGCGTCGCCAAGCATCAGTTAAAGATGTTCTGGATTTTACGTCTCAAAAAAAGAACCAGACTCGCCTTGTTCGTAGGGACGGGGCGGTGTTTGAGCCAACAATCGGCCCTGAGGAGTTGGCGAGGATAGACCACGACAATCTACAAGAGGCTGTCTATGTCACTTCCAACATCCCCGAGAAGGGTGATGGTCTTGGCGGAGACGAGGTGCGGCTACTGACCAGAGGGGTGAAGGCGATCGAATACTCGTTTCCGGAGGGTTCTGTCCGGTTGGAACGAACGAAGGAGATGGATGCCGCCACAGCGGCGAAGATGCGAGTTAGGTGGGGTGGGATCAGAAGGCACTTAAGCACTTCGCATGATCCAACTGAAGCAATATTGAGGCTAGTAAAAGAATTTAAAGAGAGCCTTTCTATTAAAGCGTGGTTCTTGGGTATCCCCGGAGCAAATGATCGAATCGTTGTTTATTCGGTTGAGGGAGAGCGCAGGATCGTTCCGCGGTGGGTGTTCGCCCTGTATCTGTCACTGCGGGCACCACGACGACCGAAGGGGATAGTGAAGCCGTTCTCCATGGTTCCTCCATCGCCGGAGGAGGGTGGTCCCACCAAATCCGGGTATTGGCGTCCGGAGCGTGGTCCGTTTGTGACGGTAGAGAGGAAGCCGCTGGCGCTTGATCCGGTTCTGTGGAAAAAACAAAAGAATGTTTCTAATATTCGGATCAATACTAAATGGGGATTTGAGAAGGAAGATCTGATTGATCTTAAGGCAACGAAGTTTGACAAGGCGTTAGAGGACCCCGATCTTAGGATCAAGTTGTTGGGTGGGTTGCGTAGACGGATGCGGGGTAGGGGTATCCACGGCATGGCGCGTCGGTTGCCAAAAGTGGCTCCGTACATTCCGAATGCCCACGATGGCGATGGTGATGGAATCATTCAGGAGGGCACCATTTGGGAGCGTCCTGCTGGGAGTCGGTTCGCGAATCTGGCCGCTGGGGCTAGAAGGATATTGACTGGTTCGTATTTGGTCGATGCGCGAGGTGAGCGTATTGATTACACGCCGGGTGAATCATCTTCTTCTCCGCTTCGACAGTATGCGGGTCGGGGGGGTAGGGCGGTGTCGCAGGAGAGGGTTGACCAACTGGAGGCTCGTCGGGAAAGATGGGCAAGAAGGTTAGGACGAGGCGAAGAGAGTGCCGAAGGTGTTATTGAAAGGCGGGATGTTAGGGAGCAATCGGTAGCCGATTTCACCTATCACGAGTTGCTGCGTGAAAGGCGGCGGATTAGAAGGCAACGCGCCATACGGAGGGTACGAACTCAACCGATGTATCGGGAGCGGCGTGCTGGTCGGCTGTATGACCGGGCGGCTCGCGGCTATGAGCGCGGTGCGGAAAGAGTGGAGCGGGATGAGAGGCGACAGGTGGAGGATGAGGCGGTTGAGGCTCAGCGCGCAGCGGCTAGGCAAGTGCGTGCAGAGAGGCGTGAGGATAGGCGAACACCTGTTCTGAATTTGAGGTCCATGTCTGATGAAGATTTGGTGAAGGAACGTTCTGCTACTTTCCGTCGCCATTACGACGACATGAAAAGGCGAGGGACGTATACGGGAATCAGCGATCTGCCTGATGAGTTGCAAGATGTTGAGAGGGAATTGAGAAGGCGGGGTCTTCCCGGTCCGTGGCAGCAGGATCGTGGAGAGAGGGATCTTCGGGGGCGGTCTCGCAGGGATCGGGTTACTGCCGGAATACAGCGTGCGAGGACAAGGGAGAGGGTGTCCAGAGAAGAGAGGGAGAGGCCAGAGCCGTTTATTCCCAGAAGGGCTGGTTATGGGAGGGGTCCAAAGCCTCCGCTCAAGCCGTGGGTGATAGAGGAGGACAAGCAGCGCCAGCGGCGTGACGATCGGATTGCCGACCTTGTTCGTGGAGCAGGTAAACGAATTCGTGCCCAATTGAAGAAGAAGAGTTTCAAGAAGACATCTGAAGAGGAGAAGAAGAAGGTTGCCGAGGAGAGTGAGATGCCGATAGAGCGCGCAGACGGACAGATGATGCTGTTTTCTATGCCTGATGGTCTTACTCCGGATGATGTTCTTGCTGATGATTCGGACGCTTGGGCAGAGGAGGTTATAGGGCTATTGCGGAGCGAATTTCTTAGCGGGGGTAGTGCTACCACCGTGCGGCGTACAGGGGGGAGTGAAAGGTTGGGTCGGTCGCAGTTGAGGGCGACCCTGTGGCCCATGTTCTTGGGAGACGAAGATGACGACACCGAGTTTGATCTTAGTGAGACG